GTTCATTCAACAAGTATTATACCACATACAAGCTAAAAGAGCAAATTAAAAAACAGTTCGGGACTTATTTATCTCCCGACATGGTAGCAGCACTTCAGAAAGATCCTTCGCTATTGAAACTCGGTGGCGAGAGAAAAGAAATGACGTTCCTATTTATGGATATCTGTGGCTTCACTCCGATCTCAGAACACTATAAAAATAATAATGATCCCGAAGGATTGGTTGATTTAATCAATGAATACCTTGACGCCATGACTAAGATTATATTAAACAATGGTGGTACGATTGACAAGTATATGGGTGATTGTATCATGGCGTTCTGGAATGCGCCACTAGCCTGCGACAACCACGCAGAAATGGCTGTTAAATCAGCGATAGAAATAGAGGTAAAGACAAATGATCTCAAAGAAATATATAAAGAACGAGGATTGCCCGATATTAACGTCGGCACTGGCATTAATACAGGTGATTGTATTGTGGGTAATATGGGAAGCGAATCAAGGTTCGATTATTCTGTTATCGGCGATGCTGTAAATCTAGCTGCAAGGTTGGAAGCAACTGCTGCTCGTCATGAGTATAAAGAATACAAAACTATTATCTCTTCATTTACTAGAGATATGCTCCCTGCTCAATATAAGTGCGAGAAGATCGGAGACATAAAGGTCAAAGGAAAGGAAGACCTTATAACCATATATTCCCCAAAGTTATAAGCATATACTAAAAAAGTATAAAAAAAGTAAAAATAATGCTTTACTTTCTCACGCATATCCAGTATAATAGCGGTATAAATTGAGAACTAAGAGAGAGCTTTGATATGACTAAACTTACTAATAAAATCGTTATTGATACTCAGTATATGGAGAACTACTCCGATGACCCAACGACTCCTTACTGGAAGTCTAAGGGAGGATCGATTTACACGATCTATGGTAACTGGGACACTTCGGTTGAGGAGTGGTCTAAGGTTGAAGATGTAGTTCGTGAAGTGAGCAAACTCATCGAGTATAGCAACCCTGCTTCTGAGGAGTATGTTATCGGTTCTCGTGTAGTTGCTGCCGACAAGGTCGTTACTGAAGACTGGGAAAATGAGAAAGTGATTGCCAAGAACTTCTATGGCAACTATGTTCTTTCTCATGAAACCTATTATGGCACTAATGAGTCGTGGGTTATGCTCCCTGAGGGTGATCGTGAGAACTACATTAATTTGAAAAAAAGCGCATAAAGTGCTTTACTTTCTTGTTTGAGTGTAGTATAATACCTGTATAAATTGATAAAAGAGAGAGAGAGAAATTTATGTCTAATCTTGATAATCGTGACCAAGCTATCCAACTTCTTGAGCAAATTCAAAAGGCTCATCTTAAAAAGAACGATAGTCCTCACTTCCATATTGGTTATCTACAGGCTCTTATTGGTACTCTTGCCAATAAAGATTCTAGTATTCTAACCGAATTAACCGAAACTCTGGACTGGGCTAATCAATAATGTCTATGGTATGGTGTGTAAGTTGGTATGACGAAAATGGTGAAAGGCGCATCGAATGGGCTGTGCCTGACCCATGGTATTTAAAAGAGAGATTAATCGAGAAGGGTGTTGACCCTGAAACTATTGACGTTTATGAGAAGGATGTATCATGATTCCAATTAATCCAGTATTGTGTGCTATTATCGGTATGTTTTTAATGATGGGTGGCGTTGGTGCTATTGAACAAGAAACCATGCCTTTCTGGAAAGGTTTTGCTTTTGCTTTTGTTGGTTCGGTTCTTGCCCTTGATGCTGCTGTTCGTATGAATAAGGATTCCATGTAATGTATAGTAAATATTCTAAAGATAAAGTAATCTTAACAGATTGTGACGGTGTCCTCCTTGATTGGGGGCATTCGTTTTTTCAATGGATGCTTGCTCGTGGTTATAAACCAGTCGAGGGTGCTGAGAAACTTTACAAGATTGACCAAGTGTTTGGTATGTCTCAAAATATCACTAAGCCACTTGTCCGTCAGTTTAATGAAAGTGCTTGGATGAAAGACCTGACTCCGTTTCGTGATGCGGTCAAGTATGTTCGTAAACTGCATGAAGAGCATGGCTTTGTTTTCCATTGCATCACTTCTATGTCTAATGATGTGAAAGCCTGTCAGTTGCGTAAAGAGAATCTTGAAAAGATTTTTGGTAAGGGTGTGTTTGAGGTTGTTAACTGCCTAGACTGCGGTGCCGATAAAGATGATGCGCTTGAGCCATATCGCGACAGTGAGTTGTGGTGGATTGAAGATAAACCTGCTAATGCCGATCTTGGTGTTGAGTTGGGTTTGAATTCTATATTACTTGCTCATGGGCACAATGTAGGGTATAATGGTAGTGCGGTTCGAGCAATGAATTGGCGTGAAGTTTACGAAACTATTACAGGTTAGATTATATGATTATTGAAATTGGTAAAGAGTATGCCGTATCTCCTCGATACAAGAAGTCGTTTGAGGAGAATGAATATTGGACTAACAGTAAAGGTCAGCGAATTACTATAACAACATTATGGCGTGGTGGTACAATTAACATTACTCCGCAGAATGATGATGAATCTGCATGGTTGGGGCAAGCTGCTGGTCAAAAAGATGATGAGATATTTGAACCATATTCTTTTGAAGAATATGAATACCAGTCAGCTTGGGATGGCGTATCGGTAGATGTATATTTCTATGGGTTTGATGGAAATACTGATGATGAGTTATCTGAAGAGTGCCAAAGATTACAAGATGGATATGATGAGGAAGGCACTATGTTCCTTGAGGAAGAAGGGTTTGATGTTGATGATTCAGAAGTGTTCATGCATGGCGAAATTGAAGTAGAAGAAGTTTAATGAAGTTTTATACTCATGCCCACGTGCGTAGCAATACAGTCTGCGTTCGTGGGTACAAGAACGGCAATCGATTCGTAGAAAAAGTTGAATACAACCCAACTTTATATGTTCCTTCTCGTAAGACTGCCGATTATCAAACATTGACTGGTGAATATGTTGAACCCATGCCGATGGGCAATATCAAAGAAGCCAACAACTTCGCTAGAAAATATGAGGGTGTTGAGAACTTTAAAATCTATGGCTCAACTAAATGGGCATATGTCTATCTAAATGAAAAGTATGGCAATGATTATGATGTTGACCAAATCAAGGTAGCAAATATTGATATTGAGGTTGCCTCTGAGGATGGATTTCCTTCTCCCGAACTTGCTAATCAACCAGTCACCGCCATCTGTATTTCTTACACTCATAATGGTAAGAAAAGATATTATGTAATCGGCAATGGTAAGTATGAGCGCAGCCGTGACGATGTTCATTATATTGATGCCAAAGACGAGATGCGCTTGCTGGCTGTATTCCTATCTTTCTGGGAGAAATTAGACCCTGATATTATCACTGGCTGGAACATCGAGGGGTTTGATATTCCTTATCTAGTTAATCGTATTTCTAAGTTGCTTGGCGAAAAGGAAGCGAGACGACTGTCGCCATTTAAATGGATTAAGAAAAGGGAATTGACTAAGTTCAACCGCATCGAGACCCTGTATGAGTTGGTGGGCATTGCGACACTTGATTACTTACATCTGTACAAAAAGTTTACATATTCTCAGCAGGAGTCGTATCGACTTGATCACATTGCGTTTGTCGAGCTGGGCGAGCGAAAGTTAGATTACTCTGAGATGGAAAATCTACACCAGTTGTATAAACTTGACTATCAGAAGTTTATCGACTATAATATAAAAGACGTTGAGCTTGTCGATAAAATTGAAGACAAGATGAAATTGATTGAAATGGCTTTGGCGATTGCGTATGACGCTAAGGTTAATTACAACGATACGTTTACTCAGGTTACGATGTGGGATGTGCTTATACATAATTATCTGATGAGTAAGAATATCGTGATACCGCCAAAAGAAGAAACGATAAAGAACTCTGCTTTTGCTGGGGCATACGTGAAGGAACCACAAGTTGGAATGCATGATTGGGTTATGAGTTTTGACCTTAATTCTCTGTATCCTCACTTGATTATGCAATACAACATCTCTCCCGAAACTATGGTTGAAGATGACTTTATGGTAGATGTCGATGTTGATGATTTCATTGATAGGAAAGTTGAAACTCACCCACACCACGCTATGGCTGCGAGTGGTCGATACTTCCGGAAAGACAAGCAAGGATTTCTACCTGAAATGATGGAAAGGATGTACACTGAACGTAAAAGCTACAAGAAGAAAATGCTTGAAGCTGAAGCGGAACTTGAATTGATAAACAAAAGGCTGACACAATTATGAAGAAAGGTGATGTAGTATCTCTGGTTGCATTGACTGGAGAATATGTTGGTAAGTATGAAGACGAGAGTCCTAACGGTATTATTTTGAAAGATCCTCGTTGGGTAATACACGGTGAACAGGGTATGGGGTTTGCTCATGGTCTTTGCGCAACTGGTAAACAAAACCCAGATAAAGTTGTGTTTAACAGAGGCGGTATTATCTATGTTGTCGAAAGTAGTGAAGAAATTGAAAAAGCGTATCGCCAAGCTGTGAGTGGATTGATCGTTTAATGATTGAAAATATGAGCAAAGCTGACCTTCTCGAACGCAAGAAACAGGTCATCAAAGATATTAGTAAGTACAAGAACCTACAGCTTGCTAAGAAAGTTCAGCTAAACTCAGCCTATGGTGCGGTTGGTAACAAATACTTCCGATTCTTCGATGTGAGGAAAGCAGAATCAATCACCCTATCTGGTCAATTATCAATTAAATGGATTGAGAGGAGAGTTAATGAATATCTTAATAAGTTACTTCAAACATCCGAAGCTGATTATGTTATTGCATCGGATACGGATTCTATCTATGTCAATTTCGATGCACTTGTACGCAAATGCTTTGAAGAGGGAAGTGACCCTGTCAAGATCGTCAATTTCTTGGACAAAGTTGCAGCTGAGAAGCTGGAACCTTTTATTGATAAAAGTTATGAAGAACTGGCACGAATAACAAACTCGTATGACCAAAAAATGTTCATGAAGCGAGAAGTTATTGCGGATAAAGCTATCTGGACTGCTAAGAAAAGATACATGATGAATGTGTATGACAACGAAGGAGTCAGATACGCCAAGCCGAAACTCAAGATGATGGGTATCGAAACTGTAAAGTCATCGACGCCACAGTCTTGCCGAACGGCACTTGAGGAAGCAATTAATATTATTATGAACAAGGATGAACACTCTGCTCAGCAGTTTATATCTGAATTCAGGGAGAAGTTTGAGCAGTTACCGTTTGAAGATGTTGCCTTTCCTCGATCTGTATCAGACTTTGGTAAATATGATGATGGTAAGAAAGACTTGACTATACCGAAAAGTACACCGATTCATGTTCGGGGTGGTCTAGTTTACAATCATCTGATTAAAAAACACGGTCTTGAGAAAAAGTATGAATTGGTAAAAGATGGTGAGAAACTAAAGTTCTGTTACCTAAATAGTCCTAATCCCGCTCAACATAATGTAATCAGCGTAATGAATACGTTGCCTAGAGAGTTTGGCTTGAGCGGTTATATAGACTACGAAACGCAGTTTAATAAAGCGTTTCTCGACCCACTAAAGATAATCCTAGAGTCGGTTGGTTGGAATGATGAAAAGAAATCCAGCCTTGAAGACTTTTTTGGATAGGAGAAGAAAGATGAGCGACTTCGATTTTGACTTTGGATTTACGGCTGTCACTGAAGACGAACTTGACGTTGTACAGAAAGCCAGCAGTGCTGCTGAAACTGCAGCTGCAGCTGTTGATTCTTGGGAATCTAAGTGTGCTGACTTGTACAATACGTTTAAGCCACTTCTTAACAACTTGGCTAAGAATCCTGAAAAAGATTATATCTATTGGCCAAATCGTATGGATAAGTTAGAACAGTTCAGCGACCTAATTGATAAGATATACAAAAGTTGACATTTATAGTAAATCATAGTATAATTGATTAAGTTCAATATGGAGTAAATTATAATGAGTTTTTTGACTGATATGGTAAAGGGCATTGATAATACTTCGCTCCTTGCTGATGGCGGTAACAGTTCTGAGTTTTCAGGATCTGTTGACACAGGATCGTATATCCTGAACGCTGCCATCTCTGGGAGTTTGTATGGTGGTGTCCCGAATAATAAGATTACTGCGTTTGCGGGTGAATCTGCTACTGGTAAAACATTCTTTGTACTTGGGGTACTCAAACAGTTCCTAGAAGATAACAAAGACGGTGGTGTCATTTATTTTGACACGGAAGCTGCAGTTACAAAGGCGATGATGGAAGATCGAGGTATTGACACCAAGCGTGTAGTTATCTCTGAGCCAGCATCGATTGAAGAGTTCCGAACTAACGCAACTCGTATCCTGACGTCATATATTGATCAGGGTAAAGATGCGCCTCCGATGATGATGGTTCTCGATTCGCTTGGTATGTTATCTTCTAATAAAGAGTTAGCTGATACTGAGTCTGGTACTGATAAGCGAGATATGACCAAAGCGCAACTGCTTCGTGGCACTTTCCGTGTACTTTCTCTGAAGTTGGCTAAAGCTAATGTTCCTTTGCTAGTTACTAATCACGTGTATGATGTGGTCGGTGCATACATACCTACCAAAGAAATCAGTGGCGGTAGTGGCTTGAAGTATGCTGCTTCGTCAATCGCTATGCTTGGTAAAAAGAAAGATAAAGACGGCACTGATGTTATTGGTAATATTATCAAGGTAACAATGCATAAGTCTCGATTCACTAAAGAGCAGAAAAAAGTTGAGGTGAAGTTGTCATACGACAGCGGTCTTGATCGGTATTATGGTTTGCTTGACCTTGCTGAAAAGTATGACATCATTAAGAAAGTGTCGACTCGTTATGAGTTGCCTGATGGGCGTAAGGTATTTGGAAAGGCAATCAATTCTAATCCTCAAGAATATTTTACTGACGAGATTATGGCTCAGCTTGAAGTTGCTGCTGCTAAAGAATTTAAGTATGGTCAAGTCGGTATAGATGAACCAACTGAGGAACATGAAGATGTCAGTTAAGTATGACTTGATCGAGCACCCTGATGCGTATCATGACAACCACTGGGCTGTAAAAATATTGGAAGGAAAGTTAAAAGGCATTTCCTTCCAATATGATACTATTAAATTTAGGGAAGAAGATGGTCAAGGAATTTTAGACTTTGAAGTTTTAGATATTGAGAAAAGTGAGAAACTCGATACTAATGATCAAGAAACTTCAGATATTCTAGGCGCAGTACTTGTGGATATTATTGAAAAACATATGAGAGAGATTGAAAATGGCGACGGAAACATTGATACTGAGGCATCTGCTTAATGATGAAGGATATGCGAGAAGGACTCTCCCATACCTAAAGCCAGAGTATTTTTCAGACCGTATTGAGAAAACGGTCTATGAACAAATTGATGCGTTTATACAAAACTTTAACTCACTGCCAACGAAAGAGGCATTGACGATTGAGTTAGATAAGGTCAAGAATTTATCTGACACTGAGTTTGAGCAATGTGGTGAGTATATCTCCCAGCTTGATATCGAACAGCCTGAAGACCCAGACTGGTTGATTGGCACAACTGAAAAGTTTTGTCAGGAGAAAGCTGTATACAACGCTATCATGGAAAGTATCAGTATCCTAGAACCAAGCGGTAAGGAAGATCGCGATAAAGGCGCCATACCTTCACTCCTTTCCGATGCGCTTGCTGTCTCGTTTGATCCTAACATTGGCCACGACTTCGTTGAAGATGCCGAAGAACGATATGACTTTTATCACCGCAAAGAAGAGCGCATTCCGTTCGACCTTGAGTACATGAACAAGATCACTCAGGGTGGCTTGCCTCGTAAGACCCTAAACATTCTAATGGCTGGTACTGGCGCAGGTAAATCTTTGGCTATGTGTCATATGGCTTCGGCTAATATGATGGATGGTAAGAACGTTCTCTACATTACAATGGAGATGGCTGAGGAAAAGATTGCGGAGCGTATCGATGCCAATCTACTCAACGTGACGCTCGACGACCTGAAGAGTTTATCTAAGGCAATGTATGATAAGAAGATTGCTAGGGTGAAAGGTAAGACGACTGGTAAGTTGATTGTCAAAGAGTATCCGACTGCTTCGGCTGGCGTTGGTCACTTCCGTCACCTGATTAATGAGTTGAAACTCAAGAAGTCATTTGCGCCTGATATCATTTATATTGACTATCTCAATATCTGTATGTCATCTCGACTTCGTAATGGCGGTAATCATAATTCCTACACATTGGTCAAGGCTATCGCTGAAGAGATTCGTGGTCTGGCAGGTGAGCAGAACGTGCCGATCGTATCAGCTACGCAAACAACTCGTAGCGGTTATGGTAGCAGTGACATTGACTTGACTGATACTTCCGAGTCGTTTGGTTTGCCAGCTACAGCTGACTTTATGGCAGCATTGATTGTGACTGAAGAACTTGATGAAATTAATCAGATTATGATCAAGCAGTTGAAGAATCGTTATGGTGATCCTGGATTATACAAAAGGTTCATGGTTGGTATTGACCGAGCTAAGATGCGATTGTATGACGTTGAACAACAAGCGCAAGAAGATGTGGTTGATAATGGACCTGTGTTTGATAATACAACATACGGAAAGCGTATGAAAGAAGATGATCAAATGCAGTGGATGACTAAAAAGGCTGGACGAAAAGACTTCGGTGGCTTTAAAATGTAACTGATGGTGTCGAGTGACTCTCTCTCACTCTCTCTCACACTCGACACCATTCACCCTGACCTGAGTAAGTCGCAAAAACTGCTCTTTTCTATTTACTTTTTCTTATAAATAGGTTATAATTTTACTTTAAGAACAAGGCTCAGTATGTACAAATTTAATGAGTATTTGACAGAATCGACTAAGCAATGGTTGGGGTTTGAGCACCTGCCTAGAACGATGAATCCAGAATTAAGAAGATTCTTCCGCAAACTTAAAAAGGTTGCTGACGCAGAAGTCATTTACATCGAACCAAGATATGACTTTAGAAGTACCAGAAAGCAGTTGGTTATCAAGATTACAGACAAGGCAGCAATCGCACAGTTGGCTGTCAATAAAGATTTACTTGGCTATGGTTTCTCTCCAAAGGGCGATAAATACGTTTCCTCAAAGTTAGTGAATGTTGCGCTGACCCCTTCGGGTGGCATTCGCGGAACTGGGAAACTTCCCCGAAAGGGTGAGGCTGTTACCATACCAACAACAGCTGAACAAGAGCAAGGAACTATTGAATATTTTTCAGCTATGTTCAAAAACCAAAGAACTGATCTGAAGAAAATATCTGAAGCTGTTGGTTATGAATTTACCCCTGAGTGGATGCATAACTTTGAGCAACAATATAGAGCATTCAGTTCTAATATGGGCACAGGGTTTACTAAGCATAAAATATACTTAGATTCAGAGAGAAACGACTCTAACATATTATTCGCCCTAGCAAAGAAGTTCGGCTTGACCGATTTGAAGGATAACTGGAACCCAGCTGACATCTGGATTATGTCACTGAGCCGAGCGCAGATAATTAGACAAACATCTAATATCACAACTCTTGAAGAATTTAATGCTTGGTTGGCTAGTAAGTATGAGGATAAAGAAATTATTGGTGTCTCGCTAAAGAAAATATCTGCTAGCAAGACTGGTAGGTTTGAAACAGTTTCTTCGGTTGATTTGCCTGACGTTGACGTTAAGGTGAGTCGTGTATTATTTGACCCATTCCAAAAGAACTTTATTCTAGAAACATCTGGTAACATTACTGGGTTTAATATCAGAGTTGGGTATAAAGCAGCAACTGTTTCGAAAGAATCGGATATTCGCATTTACCTTGAGGGTAGGCAAAGAGGTTCTCAGGTTCAGCTCGGTGCTATTTCTGCTCAACTATTCCCGAAACTAGCATTAGAGAATGGTTATGATATTCCTTCGGATAAAGTTAAGATTATGAACGACCCGATGAAATACCTGAACACTACGTTGCCAAGACTACTAAGAGATACA